GGGCTGACAAAGTTAAGTGGTAGAATAAAACCTACATGGGAACAAAACGAATTGTTCCAGTACAAGACAAAGTTAAATTCTTTGCTCTCATTTCCGCTGGACGAAACATTAAAGACGCTTGCGCTGAGGCGGGTATCCACTACAACACAGGTAGTAGATGGGTTAAGAAGGCTAAAGAACTAGAAGCAGGACACAAATCTGCTGTTCACAAAGCCGCAACTGGTGCTGGTTCTGGTGGTCGCCAAGAACTACAACACATGAACTTTATGGATGCCATTGATATGCCATCTGCTATCCCTCATGACATGCTTTCCGAGGAAGCGTTACGGGGGTTGGAAGATTTTGATTACTTTCGTCGCCGCTATCTAGGACGAGTGCCAAGTCCGTGGCAGGTTGAAGCCGCTGTAACTCTTGTAAAACTGTTGGAGTCCGAAGAAAAAGAATTTGTAGTAATCAATGTCCCACCAGGAGCAGGCAAGTCCACCCTGTTCCATGATGTGGCTGTGTGGGCGATAGTACGCAACCGACGGGTACGAGTCATGATTGGGTCCGTATCACAAAACATGGCGAAGATGTATTCCCGCCGTATCCGTGAAACCCTAGAACGAGTATCACCAATTCTCCCAGACCCAGGCATGGTTCAAAAGGGATTAGCAATAGATGCAGAAGGATGTTTAACAATTGACTACGGAAGATTCAAACCAGTGGACAAAGGGGCGCTTTGGCGTGCCGACGAGTTCGTCGTGGAGCAACTTGACGGAAATGGTTTGGACAACAAAGAGCCAACTGTCCGTGCATACGGAATTGAAGCAGAGTTCATTGGGCACCGAGCCGACCTATGCCTCTTTGACGATGTTGCCTCACCTGACAATGCGAGAGAAAGCGTGGCTAGGGACAAACTTTTGGAAAGATGGGACGGAGTGGCAGAAGCCCGTTGCGACCCAGGCGGGCTGCTGGCTGTTGTCGGGCAAAGACTCGGTTCGGGGGACCTTTACGCTCATTGTCTCGCCAAAGAAACATACGACATTGAAGAAGATATCAATTACGATGGGTCAGATGTCCATACCCCTGAAGATGTATCTGAAGGTGTACCAGTACGGCAAAAAAAGTACAGGCATATTGTCTATCAAGCGTATTATGAAGACCTTGACACAGGTAAAGAATCTCGTTCTTTCAAATCTTTACCGTATCCAGACGGACCGCTACTAGACCCCAAGCGTCTCCCATGGAAAGACCTATCTTTCATTAAATACAACAAACCAGATGTGTTCAAAGTGGTGTATCAACAAGAAGACCTGGACTTGGATTCTAAACTGGTACAACGCACCTGGATAACAGGTGGCATGGGGCTAGATGGGGTGGACTACCCAGGATGTGTAGATGGTGACCGTCAACCAGGGTATATCCCTGAAGGTTTAGCCCACCCGTGGGTATCTATCGTCGCTGTAGACCCCTCACCTACTATGTTTTGGGCGTTTGTCTGGATTATCTACCAGCCAAATACAAACCTTTACCATGTTGTAGACATAGAACGAGTCAAACTATCCGCTGAAGAAGTCCTTGGATACGACACCATGACAGGTGAATACTCAGGGCTGATGGACAGGATGCAGGAACGCTCATACCAAATGGGCTACCCCATCTCACACTGGGTGGTTGAAATCAACGCAGCCCAAAGGTTCCTTCTAGCGCACGACTTTGTACGCAAATGGCAAGCCCTACACCGAGTCAATGTGATACCACACACCACAAGCCGAAACAAACTAGACGAATCACTAGGTGTTGAAGCACTACTGCCAGCAGTTATCAGGTCAGGCGCACTACGCCTACCGTCTATGAAGGGCAACTGGAAGACCCTTGCCGCTTCAGATGAGTTAACTAAATGGTCACGAGATAAGAAACATGGCACCGACATTGTTATGGCACTATGGATGGCACTACTTAACTTGCCGAACCTCACCGAATCCAAACCACCACCCCGCCAATGGCGACCATCCTGGCTTAAGTAAGGCTAATATGTTATCGTTGCATTGTTTGAGTCACACTAAAGGTCACGCATGAAATCAGTTGAAGAAATAGTTGACCTCTACCGCCAGCGTGTTACTGCCCAAGGTCCTGTTCTCAGCCAAATGCGTCAGGTACGCCAACTCGCTAACGGCGATGTGGTTGTTCCACTAAACGAATTAGACCGCAACACTAAATCTTCTGTAGCGAACCTACTGGTACAAGGTCTTGACCAGATGTCTATGCGTGTATCAAGCACCATGCCAGTGCCTTACTTCCCTGCTTTGCGTGAAGGTTCAGACCGTTCAATGCAGTTAGCCCGTGACCGTAAGCGTGCAATGCTTTCTATCTGGGACCAAAACCGTATGAACATGAAGATGCGTCGCCGTGCACGCCACCTTCTTGCATACAGCAACTCACCTATCTACATCAAACCTAACTTTGATAAGCGAATCCCAGAGTGGCAGTTACGCAACCCACTAGATACCTTCCCTGCACCCGTCGCAGACATTGACAACCCAGTCCCAATGGATTGTATTTTCTCTTATAGCCGCACATACGCTTGGCTAACCCAAAACTTTGGTCCAATGATTAACGGCACACTGCGTGTAGGACAACCACAACCAGATGACATGTTCACCGTATTGGAATATGTATGCGAAACTGAAGTAGTTACCCTTGTTATGGGCTACGAAAAAGAGCGTGACCCTATCAGCGGTAGTGCGTACTTTGGTTCACCATCGGTAGAACTATCCCGTGTCAGCAACCGCACAGGTATGCCACTCGTTATTGTCCCTCAACGCATCACACTTGACAAACCACACGGACAATTTGATGGTCTACTTGGTATGTACTACACCCGTGCCCGTTTACAAGCCCTCACTGAAATCGCTATTGAGCGTGGCATCTTCCCAGATGAATACCTTGTAGCACGACCAGGAGAAAACCCAGAGATTATCCAAATTGCTGACGGTAAAACAGGGCAGTTAGGTGTTGTCAAAGGTGGAGACATTCAGATACAACAGTCCAATCCTGGGTATAAAACAGACTCAGCACTAGACCGTTTAGAGCGTCAAGAGCGTCTTGAAGGTGCAATCCCAGCAGAGTTCGGTGGAGAATCAGGAACCAACATCCGCACAGGTCGCCGTGGTGACAGCGTATTGGCGGCAACCGTAGACTTCCGAGTACAAGAAGCACAAGAAATCTTTGCATCATCCATGATTGAAGAAGATAAAATTGCTATCGCTATTGAAAAAGCATATTGGGGTGCCAACGCTAAGTCATTCTTCATGCCAGGTATGGGTGGTGGAATCAAAGATTACACACCGAACAAACTATGGGAAACAGACTTCCATTATGTTGCCTACTCCGCCGCTGGTTCAGATGTAAACAACCTTATCGTTGGTCTTGGTCAGCGTCTTGGTACAGGACTTATGTCTAAAGAATCAGCCCGTGAAGCAGACCCTCTCATCTCAGACCCAGAACTAGAAAAGGACCGTCTGGTTGCTGAAGGTATTGAAGCAGCATTGTTGTCTTCTATCCAGACACAAGCAGCAGACCCTAACGGTCCATACCAACCAGACGACCTTGCATACATTGCTACACAGGTACAGTCAAATAAGATGAGCCTTTCGCAAGCAATCATGGCTGCACAAAAACGAGCACAAGAACGACAGGCTGCCCAAGCACCAGTTGGTGCACCAGAAACAATGCCAGGTTTATCAGCACCAGGCATGGGTATGGAACAACAGCCAATGGGTCCACCACCTGAAGGTATGGACGCTATGCTTGCACAACTCGGTGGAGGTGCAGCATCAGCAGCACAACCATCCAGCCCTGGCGGTGTCTTAAGTCTCGCTAATAGTTTAGGAGGGTAACCAACTATGGCAAAAGAATATCCAAACAGGTCAGACCTGCGTAACCCAGCAACAAAAATTGCTAAGACGGCAGCAAAAGGACAACCATACGGACAAGCGGGTGCACAACTTGCATCACAAGCAGCAGTGCCTATGGCTCCATCACCATCAGCAGCGATGCCAACAGCACCTCAAGCACCAGCGGTACAACCTGGTGGGCTTGGTGCGTTCAGCCGTCCAACAGAACGACCTAATGAACCTGTAACTGCGGGTGCATCATTCGGTCCAGGACCTACACCTGGCAGAGAGTTCATTGTCCCTGTTGCTGCCGACGCTGTGTTGAATGAACTGCGTGGTTTATACCAGGCTTTCCCATCCGATGACCTCGCAGACATGCTTGATTCGTATGTGCGAGAGGGATATTAAACATGGCATTGTCGCCTTTTGACCCAGTTTACGAAGAACAATTAGTAGCCAACGCAGTATTCAACAAAGACCAAGTATCACAAACTGCTACATCTGCTGACCCTGTAGTTGCTAAACGCATTGCTGAGATATATAAGAAGTCTCCGTATATACCAGCAAACATTATTCTTGCTATGGCTAAACAAGGGACATCTGACGCTGCCATTTCTGCTATCACTCCTGCTGCTGCGAAACAATCTTTAACTACGAACGACCCGAATAAAAAGAAAAACAAATCTTGGTTTCAGTCCAATGTTATGGACAACTTTAAAACAGTTTCACGCTGGTCATTTGCTGCGTTACAGGCGGTACCTGATGTGGCACAGAACCTTGCTGCCGAAGCGTTCTCTCCTAACGACCCTGCGGGCATGGATGGATTCTTTAGGTCCACACAGTTAGGCACAATGCTTGCTGCATCTCAAGGTGCGACAATGGATGTCACGAATCCAGATGGCACCATTACTAAGAAACCAATTGACAATGGCAATGGTTTTCTTATTGGTGAAGACGCAATGAAGAACCAGGCTCAGAAAGCCCGTGAGTTTCGTGGAACAATTAACGGTCATGCTTGGACTGTTGGTCGTGGTGCTGCACAAATGGCATTTAAGCCAGGTTCTAAACCATACAGTTTGCTATCTGGTTTTGTTGATGCAGCATTTAACATTGGTACAGACCCAACAACATATGCTGGTCCTTTACTTAAGGCAGCCAAAACAAAGAACGCTCTTATCCCTGCTCTTGCTGGCGAAGAAGCATTGTCGGCGGCAAACAAGTTGGCTTATCAAGGTGCGGCTGGTTTAACAAAAGCAGAAACCGCAGCATTTGATGGTTCTAAATTTAATCAATTTGTTACTCAAGACCCACGAGCAGTACGCCTCACGGAGCGTCTTGCTGCTATTGGTGCCGACGGGACAAAAAGTGTTCATCTTAAAGCACTAGACATTATTACGGAATTTGGCGACAACATTAGCCCTGAGATTGCACAAAAATTTGCGATGGCTGACAGTGTTGACAAGGTTAAAGGTTTGCTTGGTCAAGCCTCGGCACGGTTAAAAATGAACCCTGAAGATTTGATGCTTCCAAAAGATATTCGTGACTTCAGTCTTGCTAAGGCTACTGCTGGCGACATTGCTAAAAAGTTTGGGGCTACTAACGAACTTGGTTCTGTTATTGATGACCTTACAGAACGGGTCCCTCTATACCGCAGTATCCGCAACAGTAGATGGTTTACTTCAATACCCAAATCAACAGTAGTTGTTGGTGGTACAGGCATTGACCGTTCCACATCAATCCGCACATACTCTAACTATTTGATTGGTGCTGGTATAAAACAAAACACCGAACAATACAACAATGTTATGAATCAAGTTGTTAAGGCATACTCACAAACCAACCCGTCCCTTGCCCGTGACCAAGTGCATGATGCTTTTAGTTTAGCATTTGACACAGTATTTATGTCTGCTGGTGGCAGAAGCGAAGATGCAAAAACTGTTCTTGCAAAAATAATTGAAGAATCAAAAGCAGAATTAACCAAAGCCCGCACATACACCATTGACGAAGCAGGTGTTGTCACCGATGGCGGCGCTTTCCAAATGATGCGCAAAGACATCCCAGACAGTGTTCTTTCAGAATTTAATGCTGACCAGTGGGGCAATTTGGTATTCCAAGGTCCAGGTGCCTTGCAAGAATTAGCAGACGAAATGTTTGTGTTGCCTAATTTCCGTCAAGTGCGTCGTCTTGCTGGTGCAATGAAGTTCGCTACAGCAAATAAGGCTGGCGACCAGCGTGGACTTTTAACTATTGCAGAGTTTATTCAGAACGACATCTGGAAACCGTTGTCTCTTGCAACTGGTGGGTATCTAATGCGTAACATGGCTGATGCCCAAGTGCGTATAGCCATGACAGGTCTTGACGGTTTCTTTAACCACCCTCGTGACTACATCATGTGGTCTATTAAGCGTGGCAAAGGTTTTGCTGATGTGCTTGGTAAAGACTTTGAAATTAACGCAGATGATTGGATACAAGAACAAAAAGAATTTGCTGACGCAATGACTTTTGGTATCCATCAACACATCAAAGACCCTATTGCAGCCCAAGAAAGAAACTTGTTGAATGGTAATTGGTCAGCAATAAGTCGTTCCGCTGACGCAGTAGCACACACAACTGGGTATGTAGATAACTTACGCTTGCTTCACACCGACCCTATTAACGGCAAAATTTCTAAATTAATTGCTTCTGGAGAAACCGAAGCAGATTCTTTACTATCAATAACAGAGTGGCTTAAATCACCAGCCGCAGCCCAAGAACGCAAGAAACTTGTTGAATACTTTAGTCAAGGTGTAAAATTAGTTGACCCTAAAACTGGTGATTACGGTTATGTAAGGTTCCCCGCTGAATCAATTACCGATGAAACAATGGCTGCATGGGTGCAGAAACTTTCATCAACAAAAATAAACACCATTGTTCGTGGAGATAACGAACTCCGAATTGTTGCAGCCCACAACAGGGTTCCAGTTACCATCCCAGATATGGACGGAACCTTTACTGCTGTCCGTCCAGAAGAGTTTATTCTTGAAAATGGAAAACTATACGGAACCAAAAACAAAAATGAAATTTATGACCTCATTTCTGGAGAAGGAGATGTTGGTTCAATCGTAAGTCTTGGAGGAAATAAAGAAGGTATTGTACTTAATAAATCTTCATCCGTAATCAAAGTACAAGAAGTGCATCCTGGTTCGGCGTTCCTTGATAGCGGTCTAGGTTCATCCCGCCTCCGTACTTTAATTGACCAAAAAGGTGTTGAAGGAAAACTTGCTGAAGTGGTCAAACGAGCAGAGCGTGGCACCTCCCAAGGTGCAGACCCTCTTGCTAAAAAAGCAATTGATGTTAAAAACCATTTCACAGATAAAATCTTTAAAGATTTGTTTGGAACTGTCACGCAAAAACTTGAACGCTCTCCAGTGTTCCGCCAGTTTTACTATCGTGAAGTAGCAAGCAGTGCTGAACTTCTTGCACCCGAAGAAGCACAAAAACTTCTTGACCGCATCGGTGAGATGGTTTCCGAACTTGGTATCAAAGCAGACAACTATGTTGGCGACAAAGAAACCATTAAGAAACTTAAAGAAATAGCAGCATCGTCTTCTGACGCAACTGGCACACTTGAAGAACTAGACAACTACGCTAAGGCTGTAGCACTTAAGTCAACAAAAGAAACATTGTTTAACGCAACTGAGCGCAACAACCTCCAAGATATTTTACGCATTGTTGTTCCATTCGGTACAGCATGGACAGAAGTTCTTGGTTCATACGCCCGTATCGCCATTGAAGACCCAACCCGTATCCGTCGTGCCCAACTCATATTTGAAGGTGGACGCAAAGCAGACATGGGAATTGTTGGCGGTCAAGAAGGACAAGGTTTCTTCTACCAAGACGCAACTACTGGCACATACAGTTTCAACTTCCCAGGTTCAGGTTCCCTCACCCAACTTCTGACTGGCGTTGCTGCACCACTACAAGCGCCAGTTAAAGGTTTGTCTCTTGGCTTTAACTTTAACCCTGGCATTGGTCCAGTGCTACAAGCAGCAGCATCAGAAATTATTCCAGACACACCTAGGACCGATTGGATAGTAAGCATGCTTTTGCCTTACGGTAGGACATCGGGTGTTCCTCTTGCTCCTAAGTGGGTTTCCCAATTAGAACAAGTTGTTCGTGGTGACACCATGAACCTTGAAACCATATACGGTAATACATATATGGAAACAATTCGTGTGTTGTCAACTACTGGCGAATACGACCTAACAGACGAAGCAGAAAAAACCAGGATGTTTGCCGATGCCCGCAACAAAGCCCGCATTATTACAGGCTTGCGTACACTTGGACAGTTCGTTGGACCCACCAGCCCATCAGCAGAGTTCACCGTCAGCACAAAAGTTGGCGATGTTTATGCAACCCAACTTGTTAAAGAGTTCCAAAAGTTGCAGTCAGAAAACTACGACACATCCGTTAAAAGGTTCCTTGAAATCTACGGCAACGACGCTCTGCTCTACTTGTCTAACAAAACCGAATCTGTATCTGGTGGATTAGAAGCATCTGAAGAGTTCGGTGACTGGGAACGCCGTAACGGTGGCATCATGAAATCCTATCCAGATGTTGCTGGTTTCATGGCTGAAGGCGGAGATGACTTCTCGTTTGAAGTATGGTCACGCCAACTTAAAAAGGGTCAACGCCGTAGATTAACCGACAAAGAAATGGTTGCAGCCGCCCAATACAAAGCGGCTTCTGCCCAGTTCCGTGAACTACGCAAACAACTTCCACCTAACCCATCCTCTGAACAATCCGCTTGGTTGCGTTCTTGGCGTATCCAACTCAACAAGGAATACCCTGGCTTCCCTGCTGTGGCACAGTTCAACCCTGGTGAGTTTCCAGGCAAGATTGCCCAGTTGAAAGAAATGCTAACCAACAAGTCATTGGATGACAACGACACTGCTACCGCTACAAAGACTTATCTTAAGTATCGTGATGAGGCTGTTGCTCAGTATGTCAGTGCTGGTGGTGCTGAAGGTGGGTTCAACTCAGCCAACGCCGCTGCCCCTCTTCGTGAGTGGGTTGCGCAGTGGGGTCGTACTCTTGCTACGGAAACCCCAGAGTTCGCTAGAATCTATGACAGACTTCTTTCTTACGAGGTAGAGCAATAATATGGCAGAAAATACAACAGACCCGAATACAGCAAGACCAGCAACTACAGCCCCTGCCATAAGCATGGGTGGCGGTGGTAATGCTTTGTTGCCAACACAAAAACTTCAACCCCGCAAAACGGTTAGTGTTGCCCCAGGTTTTGCTATCCCCAAAGAAACCGAATACACCAAAGAAGGATATATAGGTCAGGGTCTTGTAGATAGAAGTGGTGTTATTTCTCGTGGGCAATACGGCAATGAAGCCTACGCCCAACTTGCCCAATTTAAATCTGTAACAGAACGCAAGAACTTTCTTGACCGTCTGTATCAGGTTGGTTTGTACGGGGGCTCTAAGCCTTCTCCTTCTGGTTTTGCTTCTAGAGATTTGTCTGCCATGCAAGATGCTCTTGACTGGGCTAACTGGCGTGGATACACAATTGATGTTGCAGCAACCATCATGGCTAAAGAGTTACCGACTGTTGCTAATGGCGGTAATCGTATTCGTACTACCGCTAAAGAAGATTTACGGGCTGTGTTTAAAAATGCTGCGGGTACTGTGCTTGGTCGTCAGTTGTCTGATTCCGAAGTTGAAAAGTTTATCAAGTCTTACAACCAGAAAGAAATGGTTGAGGGTGGTGGCGGCGCTAGTGCACCTACTGCTTCTGTTGCCGCTGAAGAGGCTGTGATGGGTGCTGCACCTGAAGAGGCTCAAGCAATGGGCGCATTAAGTCTTACAAACATTTTTGACAGCGTAATTAAAGGACTTGGCTAATGGCTGAAATAACAACTAAAGAAGAATTTCGTGACAGAATGTCTACTCTTTATAGGCGTATCAATGAAGAGCAAACCAAGATTAAAGAGTCTCCTGGTCTAAGTGCCGAAGCAAGCGGAGCATTAAAAGTTCGTTCTGAATTAATTTATGATTTTGTCAAGACACAAATTGAAGGTCAAAAAAAGTTTGGTTCTTACGGGGTAGACAAAAAAGGCAATCCAACGGTTATATATACCGTGCCTAAAACAATGACTGATTTGTTGGCTAGATTTGAAAACCAAAAAACTAGAATGACAGCAGCAGAACTTGTTGCTCCACTGGTATCAAAGATTAATCTTGGCGCTCTTGGTCAAATTGATAACCCTGCGTTTTACGAATTAAAAGTCACCCCTGCCCAATTAAAACAGGTTGACAAGATTGGTGCTGGTGGACCAATTGGTCCTGTAGCCAGTGACACAACTGTTGCGGTTACTGGTCCTACTGGGGCTACGGGTCCTACTGTCCCTGGTAGAGCAGGTGGTGGTACAAAAGTTGGTGCTACTAAAGTCATCAATGGCGTAACGAATACATGGGATGGCACGAAGTGGGTCCCTGAAAAGAAAAAAGTTAAAGTTGATTGGGAACGAAAGTTCCGTGAAATGTTTCCAGATAAAATTTGGATGCTTGACATTGACCGCACTAAATATGCCGATGTATTTAAACTGTTCCAGAAATCCGTAGAAGGCGAAGTTTACAGAACTGCTGAAGGTCAAGCCCGTTTCAAGGCGCAACTAGAAGGCACATCTTTTGTTAAGGAACTTGCTTCCACCGACAAGGTGCGTCAAGTTAAGGCTGTGGTTGGTGACCTTGGGTTTGATTCAATGCCGTTAAATAATTTTTTAACTAAAGCAATGAACATGGGTTGGGAAGGCACAACACTTAAGCAAGAAGTTTACAAAGAAGCGTTCCGTAAAGATGACGCTGGCGCTTTTGTGAACCCAACCGCTATTACCCGTGCTAAAGCATCAAATGATTATTTGACCGTTGCCAAGATTGGTAAATCATATTTCAGCACCGTAGCCGACGACACAATCCAAGGTGTTCTAACTGGTGGGGTGGCACAACAAGATGTTGAGCGTCAACAGCGTGAACTAGCCAAAACAAAATACAGTCACCTATCTAATTTAATAGAACAAGGTTTTACAATGGAACAATTGTCGTCTTCTTTCAAAGACCAGACAGCACGAATCCTAGAAAAAGACCCTAACGCTATTGACATGAGTCAGTCTGATTATGAACAAGCCTTTAACTTCGGTGAAGAAGGAAAGAAGCGCATGATGTCTAGCGGTGAGTGGGAAATCAAACTACGCTCCGACCCTCGCTACAACTGGGGTTCCACACAGAACGCCAAGGATGAGGCTCGTCGTCTTTCGGCTAGTATTTCTCAAGCCTTTGGAAAGGTTATCTAATGGACGAGACAGCATTTGACATTATCAAAAAAACCCTAGAGTATTACGGTTTAAAGGATGCAGCGTTTCTTAAAGAAGTGGGAACACTTTTCACAAGTAAAGTCATTACTGACAAATCAACCATTGACGACATTGGGGTTGCAATGCAGAACAGCCCTGCATTTGCCGAACGCTTCCCCGCCAACAAAATCCTAAAAGATGCAGGCAAGGGACAAAAGTCCGTGTCGGAATACTTGTCTTTGGAATCAAGTTACAAAAGCATACTTTCTTCTTCTGGTATGCCTCCAGGTTTTTATGATGACCCGAAAGATTTTCAAAACTGGATAGCCAACGACACATCCCCGCTTGAAATCCAAGGTCGTGTTGAACAAGGTTACCAAGCAGTAAACAACGCCAGCCCTGAAGTCGTAGCACAATTTGAGCGTTTGTATGGAGTTGGCAAAGGTGACCTTGCTGCCTACTTCATTGACCCAGAACGAGCAAAGCCAACCTTTGACAGATACCAAGCCCAGCGTGAAGCCCGTGCAGCCGTAGTAGCCAGCCAAGCCCAACAGCAAGCCAACATCGCACTCACGGCACAACAATCTGAAGAACTGGTACGAGCAGGCGTAGAAACACAACAGCAAGCACAGGCTGGATTCATGGACATCCAAAACCAGCAAGAACTATTTGCCACGACAACTGCTGAAGCAGCAGCAGGTCAACAAGCCATCACTCAAGAACAACAAATCGCTGGCACCTTCGGAACCAACGCTGCTGCTCGTCAAGCCATTGAAGCCCGCAAACGGAAACGCACCGCACAATTTCAACAGGGTGGTTCACTCCTTGCCAGTCAAACAGGCAACATAGGTTTAGGCACAGTAGGGCAGTAGCACAGTACAAAACATTGTGCTAACTTAAGTCTTGACCCCGATGGGGAGACATTGCTGACAGCCCCCCTAGTTAGCGATTGTAAAACGGGGTGTAAATATGTAGCCATCACAGCCCTCCGTTGTGATGTGGACTTAAGGAGAGTGCCATATGTCAAACTTTGAAGATGATTTCAACGAAGACGACTACGACCAGCCAGCATCTGAAACGAACCCAGTTCGTGCAAGGATGAAGCAACTGGAAAAGGAAGCCAAAGAACTACGCAAACAAGTTGCAGAGTTCGCAGTAACCCAACGAGAGTTGGCTTTTGCAAAAGCAGGGATAGACCCCGCTTCACCACAAGCCAAGTATTTCGTTAAAGGATACGACGGTGACTTAACCCCAGAAGCAATCAGGGCAGCCGCAGAAGAAGCACAACTGATTACACCCCAACCTGTCCAGGTAGACCCAGACAAGGCAGCATGGCAGCAGTCCAATAGGATTGCCGCTGGAGCCGAAACTGCATCTGAAGGACCATCTTGGGTTAAACGAATCAGGGACGCATCGTCAGCAGAAGAAATTTCTAACATTTTTGCAGAGGCACAAGCCCAAGGTGTCAACCTTGGTTAACCAAACCCCCCTCTAAAATTTAAGGAAAAACCCAAATGGCTGATTATTACGCAGCAGAAACAGGCACCTCCAACCTCAATGTTGACCAGGTTGCCTTTGAGAAGTTGGCATATTTTGCCCTTCGTCCAGAAATGTACTTTGACCAGTTCGCAGATGTTCAAGCAACAAACGCAACTAACCCAGGTGCATCCGTTAAGTTCACAGTCTTCGCAGACCTTGCAGCAGCAACCACTGCTCTTGGTGAAGCAGAAGATGTAACTCCAGTCGCAATGAGCGACGCACAAGTTACTGTGACCCTTGAAGAATACGGTAACGCAACGGTAACAACCGCTAAATTGCGTGCTTCATCCTTCCTCCCTGTGGACCCAGTAGCCGCTAACGCTGTTGGTTACAACGCTGGTTTGTCAATTGACACCATCGCTCGTAACGCTGTCCAGGCTGGAACAAATGTTATTTACGCAACGGGTGGTACAGATACCGCTACGGCTCGTGTTGACATGGATGTTGATGACACCCTTACCGCTAAAGACATCCGTCGTGCAGTGGCTCAATTGCGTGGAGCGAATGTTCCAACAATTGGTGGCAACTATGTCGGTTTCATCCACCCAGATGTTTCCTACGACCTTCGTAGCATTACAGACGCATCAGGTTGGCGTGACTCATACAAGTACACCAACGCAATGCCTCTTTACAACGGTGAAATTGGTATGTTTGAAGGCGTTCGCTTCATGGAGTCCGCTCGTGCTCCAATCTTTGCAAACGCTTTCAACGGTGCAGGTGCCGCTGGTACAGGTGACTCATACGGAACCCTCATTATGGGACAGCAGGCTCTTGCCAAGGCTGTATCTATGGGTGGCGAGTATGGCGCACAGCCAACAATCGTGTACGGAACAGTTACAGACCTCTTGCAGCGTTTCCGTCCAGTTGGTTGGAAGCACTTCGTTGGTTACGCAGTATTCCGTCAGGAAGCACTTCGTCGTATTGAATCTGCTTCAAGCAT